TTGAATCTGAACACATCTCCTGTACTTACAACTTTTGATGTAGTTAAGTTTGCGTATGCTAACAAGTTTCCTGATGATAGTGCATCAAAGATACCAACTGCAACTACTGTTCCGTAGTTTGCTGTAGCTGTTGGATATTCAACTGCACCTGTGTTACTTGCTGTTGTTGGGTTAGTTCCAGACACAGTAAATGCCGATGCCTTTCTTACATAACCGCCACCAGATACTTCAGTTCCACCACCTGTATCAGTTGGTGCTACTGTATATAAAGCAACATATAATGTTGACGGTGCTGAATAAGCATTGCCACCAAAGACATGCTCTAAGATCTTGTCCTCTAAATAATCACTAAATCCTGCCATTCTGTTCTCCTAATTATTTTTAAAAATGTAAGTATTTCTGCCAGTTTTTCCGTAAGTTTTTCGTCTTTGCATTAAAGATCCCTTACCAAACTCTGCTTTTTCTTGTTCCATTCTCATCTCTTCTAAAGCTTTTTCAAACTGTGATGTGAATAAAGCAACTCTATCATCTTCCATAAGAAAGATAGATGCGTGTTTTAAAGCACCATATAGGTATGCGTCTGGATATGATGTAGAAATAAAATTCGTTGTATTCGTATCACTTAGAGCATCTATAGAGCCGTAGTATGTTAATTGTAACGTATAACTTGAGTCTGGTGTAGGTGCTAATTCAATTGTGTTATCTACCAATGCAAAGTAAACAGGTTGTCCTGTAGCATTACCTTTGCTTTTTCTGTACACATCCATTGATTCTATAGACTGTTGGAACAATGGGCTAAAGTCGTTGCTATCTATTTGCACATTGATAGCTTCTAACCAATCGGTTGGTAATGATAAATACTGGCCATCTGCTGTTGCAGTAGCTCTTTTTACCATGTCTTTATTTCTTAATCTTCTATTTAACTCTGCCTCTGTTGCATCAATGAAAAAATCTAACTGGTTAGTCAAATCAGATCTATTAAGAAAACTTGCAATGTTAGTTTTTAATTCATCGTATGTCATACTTTACCTTTCCATGTTCTAAATGGTTTGTTGTCTGAATGGTTTAACCAGTCTTTCCACTTTGCTGGATCTTGCGCCCATCCTTCTCTTACAGCTCTTTGATATACAATCATTGGAACTTCTGCTATATGTCTAAGATCTTTGCCTGGGGCTTGCTCAGACAATTGTTTTACATACTCTAAAGTAGGATTAACATCCTGTTTAGTATGGTATATAAACTTATCATCCTCTGTTGCAAATACAGATTTAAAGTTTCTCTTATGATCTATAACTGTGGTTTTTGCCATGCTTAATTTTAGCACAAAAAAAAGGGAAGCCGAAGCCTCCCTTAAAGTTATTGACTAACTCTACTAAGTAGTTAAGTCAGCAACGATGCCGTGTGCAGCTTCGTTACCTACTTCCAAACCGAATTCTACCAAGAGCATCTTCGAAGTTGCATCCCCTACTGTAGCGATATCAACTGTTTTAAAGTCTCTTAGGTAAGAAACTTTAGCATATTCTGGATCTACTAATAATAGTGATCTATCTCTACTGAAGTTAGATGGTACGATTTTTAGCTCGCCAAAGTCTGATGCGTAAATAGAAACAGAAGCTTCTACTGTGTTTGCATCAACAAATTGTCTAGCCTGAGATCTACCTGTGAAACCAGAAATAACTTGCTTGTTTACTGGACCACAAATCGCTAGTGAAGGCTCACCACCGTTTTGGAAGCAAGATTGTAAAACTGACTTTAATAAAGGTTCAGTTAAAGCTCTTCTGTTACCAGTTGTTGCGTCAGTTGGAGCAACACCGTCACCACCACTTGAACCGCCAGTTCCTCTTGATACGTTTGAAGTCATCCAAGATTCAAAACCACCAGTTACCCTAGCTTGAGTATTACTACCAGTTGTTCTAGCACCTTTTTGACAAAGAGCTGTTTCCATATCTCTTTTCAAAGCTTTAGCCATAATAGCTAATTGGTGTGCCATTTCTGACTTTTTACCAGCAGGATCACTTGTTTCTTGAGAACCAGATACTGTTGCATCTCTTTTTGAGATCATTGCAACATTAGTTTTTCTTACTGTTGCAGTAGAAGCAGATGTTGCTCCATCTAATCTGAATCCTTCAATTTCACCAGTTGCATCTACTGTTGGTAGAGCTTCTGTTTGCCAATCAAAAACTACGTTCTTAATTGAGTTTTTACCGATTGATGACATAAAAGGCGTTGCTGTTGGAGAAATGTTATAGATAACATTACTTAATTGTTCTCTATCAGCCTGCGCATCATATGTATCAAAGACATTATTTATTTGAGCCATGATATTTTCCTATATTTAAAATTTATATTAATTGTTCAAAAACTTTAGCTGCGTCTTGCAATTTGCCAGACTTAGCTAATCTTTGTGTTGCTCTCTTTACAGGTGCTACCGATTTTCTTTTGTTAGCAGTACCAGGCCTTGCAACTCTAGCTGGTGCTTTTTGTGTTGGTTTTTTCTTGACAGTTTCAGCAATTTTATCACTTAACCATGCCTTTCTTAAACCAAGTAAAGCTCTCCAGTCATATACAGAGTTGATCTCTTCTTGGGTATATCCCAAGACCTCAGTTGCATAAGACGCAATCTCAGCTTTTTCTTTATTGGCAACCTCTTGGTTCTGCCATTCTGGAATAACCTCAAGTAGCTTTGTTTGTCCCTCTTCAACTTGTTGTTGAATAAGTTTTTGCTGTTCTACAAATGACTCTTGTTGGAGTCTTTGTTGTTCAGCTTGGACAGCGTCTAGCTTTTGCTTTTGTTCATTCCAAACTTGCTGTTGTCTTACATAACCAACTGGATCATCTTCATATAATGCGTTCCAATCTGGCTCTTCGCCTAAAGCACTATTCAACTGTGCTTCCATTTTCGGTAATAACTGCGAATAGATCGCATCCCTTTGCTCTAACTCTGATTGTTTCTGCTCAATAGTTTTACGCTGCTGAGAGAGTTCTTGAGTTTTACGCGTATAATCTTGCTGACGAGAATATCCGTTGACGAGTTCCTCTTGCGTGACTTCTACCTCTTGGCCATCTACCTTTACGGTAAATGTTTGAAGTTGCGGAGCTTCCTCTTCAACATCTGTGTGTTCATCTTCAACCTCTTCGCCATCTTCTAACTCATCTATAATTTCTTGATCTAATTCATCTTCAACAAATTCAGAATCATCTTCAATGACTTCTTCTTGTGCCACATCTTGTTCTTCTAAAACATTCTCAACATTATCCTCTTCAGGTGTTAACATGCTTTCAAACGCAGACGCAGCTAATTCTGTGTCGCTTTGTAAAGCAGTCGGTTTTCCGTTATTGCTCATAAATACTCCTTAAATGTATTTATAAGTATTTTATATCAAGAATGTGTGAAAAGGGAAGTATTAACCAATATTTCTAATTTTGTTAATATTTGCTTTTGTCAGCTTTCCTTTCTCTGCAAGGATGCGCAGATGTCTTTCAACCTCTGGCAATAGTAATAAAGACCTGTGTAAGTCTTCTCTGATGTTTACATCTTTTATATCTCTGGAATTTAACCAATGAGTTATGTACTCATTTTTTAAGTTTTCCATAGCATTTTTAAAGACATCTGATTTAAGTAATATTTCTGCTTGTTCTGCCTGTATGGCTTCTTCGTGTGTAATAGACATTATCTAAATAAGTTTATAGGTGGTAAAGATCCCCTGGACATTGGTCTGCCGTAAGCGCCCTGGCTTTCCATTCTATAGTCTTGGGGTTGTAGTAAAGACTGTGGAGGTGTTTGTATTGGCGCTCCTGGTATTTCTGGTTGCATCAATAGTGAAGGAACTTGTATATGCGTTTGTCTTGCAGGAGGCGCTATGGGCGGTGCTATGGGTTGTGTTATGGGAGGCGATATTGGTACTGGAGTTTCTCTTGGTTGTTGAGATATACCACTAGCCATAATGTTTGCTATAGGCTGTTGTATAGACATTGGCTGGTCAACCCTAGCCATAGCTTGTTTTTCTACAGGTAAATAGTTTGGCTTTGGTGGCATAAAATAATTACCAGTATGAGCCATTGGAGGAGTTTGTTGGAAGTTTGGGATCTCTCCCATTTGTCCTAGTCTTGTTTGAAAAGCGCCTTTACTCATATTAGCCTGTTATTAATCTATCCATTTTTTCGTCTAGTTTATCTAAACGGTCTATAACTCTATCTATGCTTATTGCAAATTCCTCTTTAGTAACGTATTTGCTAGCAACCTCTTCCCGAGTCTTGTTTACCAGTATATCAATTCTTTTGGTTTCTGTCGCGTTAGACCTAATGCTATGAATGATTGGCATGATTACAAGTGTAATCATTACATTCCAAAATAACAATGTAGTAATGTCCATCATTAGTAGCTCCAAATGTGAGGTCTTGGCCTGCCGTTTGCATCCTTAGATATATCCAAGTGTATAAACCTCGCATCTCCTTTTTGATTAACCCCAACTCCAGTAAAACCATAGTCAGTAGCTTTTGATAATACTTGTAAAGCCTGGTTGCCTCTTAAATATATGTCAGCTGCTAAACCTAAAGCGTGCGTGCCTGGGGCGGATTTATTCTTTTCTATAGGATGATCTGCGCATCTATAACCGCTTGTAATCTTAAACGGAAATCCAACTTCTGTTCTCAGCAATTGTAGCTTATCAACAAGTTCTTTTTCAATCTTGTTTTCACCACAATGCTTGCAAGCGAACTCTTCTAAACTAAAATTCTCCCAAGTCATCTTATATAGCCTTTTACTATTAATTTAATCATTTTTTTTCTAACTCTTTTTTATAAAATTCTATTTCTGTTTTTAAGATTAATACTTCCTTTTCTAATTCTACTACTTGTTGCTCAAGTGTTCTAATATCTGGGAAGATATAGTTGTTTTGATTTCCTCTGAGGTTTCTAGTTTCTTGTGCGTTTGTATCTATCTTTTCGGTAATGCTAGCATAACCCCAAACTCCTAAAGATATAGCAACTACTATTTGTGCAAGGTAAGGAAGCGATATGCTTAAAGAAGATTTATCATCTACTTTGGCTATTTGGTTCATTATTTTCCAACGCCTTTTACCCTTTCATAAGATCGCATACCGCCAAGACCAAGCATACCCATAAGGACAGGTAGCATCGTTGATGTATCTGCTTGAGGTACAACAATACCAAAAGGTGCAGCGAGAGGGCTGATTAAAAAGTTGACTGCAAATCCTGCAACACATATCCATGCTGTAGCTGGTCGCCAAGATGATTGAAACCAATTACCCTTGGCCTCTTCTTTGTTGACTTCTATTTGTGCTTTTGCTATTTCGTGAACATGTTTTTCAGACATGGTTGCGATTTCGTGAGCTATTTGCTGTCTTTTATCTGCGTCTGGAATGACCTTATTAAGTATCTTCGTTACTGGTTTTATCAGTTTTTCTATCATTGTGTAATCCTATAAAGTATTCAGCGTCCACCAAAGCCAACGGCTTGGTTCTGTTTCTCTTTATTATAACCAAAGGTTCATAACCTTTACAGTTTTCTTGCGATTGTTCGTATGCTTTCCACACGTTTACCGCTTCTTGGTTCTTACACTCTATAGAATATGGAAACTGTCTTCGGGATAGAACTCCCATGATGACATCTTCTCCATTAGATCCCATTGGCCTGGATTCAAGATCTTCTGGATCAAAGCCCAATAGTTCAATGAGTTTATCTACAACCCATTGTTGTAAAGCTCTGCCTTTTGCCTTTGCAGACGATGGCCTCACTTTTTCTTTTTCTTGTACGTTACTTTTTTACCAGCTTTTTTAGCTGCTGCTTTAGCTGCTTTCATACCTTTTGATGTGTATGAGAACTTTTTATTTCCTACTTTTGGCATTTTTTTCTCCTTGTGATTTTAAGAACTGTTTATTTGCTTGTCTCTGTAAAGATCTTTCTAAAAGTTTATCTATTAATTTGGCTATTTGCTTCACTTACCTTTTTTCATTTTATTACTTATCCACATGTTTTTAACAAGTGATGGTTTTTTACCAAACTTTTTATCTGCTTGTGATTTTGCAGAAGAGTAACCTTTCTTACCTTTTAAGGTTGTCTTCTTGCCTTTGTATTTCATATCCCATACGTCTACCATTTTTTACAACTCCAATATCTTGCGGTTAATTTGCTAGGTGGATTGGTATCACATTTATGCCTAGCGCGAAAAGACTTACGCCTTTTTGGTTGGTCTTTTTTTATGGTCATTTTAGGATCTCCAAATCTTATGAGTCTAATCTTTTCACCAACTTTTGCTAATACAGCAAATTTCTTAGACTTTCCTGGTGTCCTTTTTGGTTTGTTATAACCAGCGAATCGTTCGCCTCTATATGTTAATGCCATAACTTATTGTATAATAATCGGATGCAGAACAAAACGTTTTATTTTGAGTGGGAAGACAGCCCAGCCGTTTTAATGCCTACTGGTAAAAAAACTTACTTTGGTTATTACATAAAAGATAACAACTGGGAAACTGCCAATGCCTTACAGGTCGGTGATTTCTTTGATGACGGAGAGATGTTAAATAAAGGAGAGTTTGACAAAAGGTTTGGCGGTATAGGCAAAAAACTTCCCAAAATACCAGGTTAATTATTTTCTGGTAACAATTCTTTTTTCAAAAGATGGATCCATCTTTTTACGGGCATCGCTAAATATTTTTCTTTGTATATTTATTAGTTGTTCTTCTTTCTTAATCAGATCTTCTGATAATTCTTTACCCTGAGAAAAGGCTTTTTCCCTCAAAGATCTTTGCATTGTGTAATACTTATGAGTTTTGTCGCCAGCTTCCGCCATTGGCTTGGATATAAGTTGCACCTCTGCTATAACGGAATCACCAGCATCATCAACGTACTTAATTTTTGCGCCCCTGGATTGGAAGCCAGTTTTTTTAATTAGCTTTTCTCCCTCATCTATAACATCATATTTTTTATTAAGCTGGGCAACAACCTTGTCTGCGTCAGCTGGATTATTTACATATATCCTGGTTCTTATTCCATCTGTTATCTCTTGTACGTTTCCTTTTTTTCTTAAAGCTTTGTCTTGGATGCTTTCCAAAGACTTAACCTCAACATCAATTGTTTTTCCACCAGACATTTTAAACTTAGGAGCTTTTTCTAGTCCCAGGTTGTCAGCTATAGACTTAACTTCTGCCTGGAACCCTGGATTTAGTTTAGTGCTTGTGTTGTATAGATCTTCTGGGCTTTTTATTGTAGCCTGGGTAGATGTTATAAAATCTAGTTCCTGGCTTTTAGGAATATCTGGAGTAAACATATATTGTTTTTTACTTGGTGCAGATTTTAATAAACCAGATCCAACGGTTGCAGCTGCTTTGGCTGGAGCGCCTATAAAACCAAGTGCTTCCATTGGAGTGTCTGGCACAACAAAGTCTTTTATTCCTCGTCCTAGTTTTTGTAAATTAGCTATAACTGGATCTGGAGAGTATTGCTCTCTTTTTATCTTTTCAAGATCCATTGGGGATAATGGAGCAGCAATACCAGTATGGTTTTTAGGTTTAGAGAAAGGTGTTTGAACTGGAGAATCCAGGAGTTGCCTTAATTTATCTTGTGAGTTGTTGTATTTCAATGTACTGCTCTCTCTTCGTAGTAAATTATTTCTGCATCCTGGGTAACTTCGCCACCAGACATAAGGGACATGATCTTCAGAGCATGCTTTCTGTCTTTTGCTCGTATCTCTTTACCCACATAAACCATGTCGTCAACAATTACCTCAATATCAAAAATTTTGTGGTGGGACATTTCCTGTAAATAATCCTTGAGCTTGATCTTTTGCACTTTGCCTCATGTTTTCTCTGTCTCTTTCCATAATAGCATTTATTTCTGCAACATTGATCTGTGCGCCGTATTTAGCTTGCATTTCCACAACCTTAACTTTAAGTTGCGCCTCTTCAATATCTCTTTGTCTGTCATCGTCCATGATAATCTTCATTCTATCTGTTTCAGCATCAATCATAGCCTTCTGAGCAGTAACCTGTGCCTTCTGCATTTCTGCTTGAGCGAGCATTTCCTCTGGTGAGGGCTTACTATCTTCTTGTTGTTGCGGTGGCATAGGCGGAACTTCTGTATTTATGAAAGATGATGAGTCTTTAAACCCAGCCATTTCTATCATTTTAGTTAAAGTATTAGCATATTGCTGTAATGAAACCAATGGGTTTTGAGGCCCTAGTAATTGCATGATTTGCTCTTGTTTTTGCGCTACATTCTGTAGAACTGAGAACTTTTCTTGGTCTGAAGACTTAGATATAGCTACATTTACTACGATATCCTTGTCATTATCCCAGTATCTTGGATCTACTGGCACGAATTTATTGTTTAATCTGTACACATCTTGCGCGTTTTGGTGTTTTATCACCAGGTTATTAACAGTCTTGAACATGTCTTTGAGTCCACCCTCTGCAAAATGTCTGCAAATAAGTTCTACTCTTCCTTGTGCGCCACTCATAGTAGCCGATACAGCTTGTGAGGTGCTAGATTGTAGAGCGTCTGCGTTGAGGCCAGCTGATGCTTTAGATACGCCAGTTCTATTTTCCTTGGCTTCGTCCAAATACCCTAATACTGGGAACGCTTCTTTACCCACAAACGGCACAGCAAATGGTTGTACCATTCCTGGCGCACGCATCCTAATAGGTTGCCCTATGTCGGTGTTTAGTACATCGTCGATGTTTACTTGTCCTTCAACAATACCCATGCGTGGGAAGATTGAATGACCTAGCGAGTCTAACGTATCACGCATGATTTGTGACTTAGCTGCCTGTATTGGTTTTAGGTAATCAGCAGGACATGATCCTATTGCTGTGTGTGGTTCTGGATCTGGACAGAACATACATATTGGTAGCTCGTCCCAAGGCTCTACATTTACAACATGTATGCCGTTGCCAATGGTGCAAACCCTAACTCTTTCGTCTATGCCGTCTCCGTCATAATCATAGAATAAGTAATGCTCTACATATAAAACATCTTTCCCGCCTGAATCCCCGCGGTTTGGATATATCATATTGTCAAATGGGTTTCTTGCTTCTATCTCTTCGTATGCTTCTGGATCTACCGCACTTCCGCCGTAGCCAGCATGTTGTTCTACTTCGTCCTGGTCGTAACCCATTGCAACTAAATCAGATACAGACTTAATCATTCTGTGAGCAACATAAGACGAAGACTCAAGATCCCGTGCGTGCCTGGAAAGCAATACCTCTTCTGGTGGTATAGCCTCTATACATACCTGGTTCTTTTCTTTCAGTCTTCTGATGGTAAGATCATAACTTGCTGGTATTTCCTGGGTGACTTCCTCACCGCTCATAGGATCTATCACAGTCATGCTTTCCATTGTGATTGACTCTTCTACAATTTCCACGTCTTTGTCTATGATTAATGCCTGGTAAGATTGCGGATCTAAATTTGTATATTCGTGCGTGGTAGCAACAATGCTGTCATCCCAGAATACTTTTACAAAACCAGTCTTTCTAACTAGTGCATCTTTAAACGCATCATACAAAACTTGGAAAACCGTTATTTTTTTGTTGGATAATATAATTAATATAATCAGTTTGCTGTTCGGCAAGTTGGATATCCTCTGGACCTTTAGGTACAAACTCTACAACTTTTTTAGTGCCAAAGAATGTACGCATGATAGACGGCAACATAAATAATATGCTTTCCCTAACATCGGTAGATATGAACTCTGACTGTAGCGAGCTAGTTCCCTCTGGCGAGTCGCCTAAATAATATTCTGTTGATTCAGCTCTTTCCGCGCCAACCATGTGTATAAAATCACTAGCATCGTCCATCTCTGATTTAAGAACGCCTGCTAGGGTTTCTATGTTATTGTCATCTATATCTTTTGCCATAAATTATCCTATTCTGATTATCCTAGACTTCAGTGGTTTTTTGAAATTATAACCTAAAAAACTAGTGCTTCCACCAAAACTTGCAGCGGAGGATGCCATGGTCAATGCAAGTGCATCTGCTTTGTCGGGCGATTTAATTCCGCGCTTGCGCATTTCGTCTTTGGATTCTATTTTTATTTTACCAGTAGAAGTGTATTTATAAAGCGGTGCTGCTAGTTCTGCGACTAGCTCGTCATCGTGTGGCAGTCTGCAATCACGTTGCGTTAGCCAGTCTTTAATTGCAAACCATAATTCCGCACGCAAGTTTAAATAATTTTTTTTGCTAGAGGGCGCTTCTGAAACATTGATCCCACGCACGGGCAGGTTCTGCTCCGCAAGCCTGTCCACCACGCCCGCTCCCAGGCCTATAACGTCAATTAATATTTCTTGTGGTTGTTCAATCGCCGTACACTCATCGTACTGGTTCTTAACAACACCACACAATTGCATAAGATCCATAGACTTAAATGACTTGATACTCATTACATGGTTTCCCTGGCGTATACACAGCGCAGAGTTATCACCGCCGAATCGCGCTACATCTAGTCCCCAGATAATCGGTGCGTTAGCAGTTAGCGAGACATCCCTATCAATCGCTGACTTAACCAATCCCATTGGTATTACAGTATCATCATCCGCGGATGGAAACTCGCCCATCACCTCCACGCGCGCGACTGTGGAATCTTCGCCGTACTGCTCAATCATGGTTTGGAATAGTTTTTGGTCTGTGCCTTCTACGGTGCGCGAGTCTATCTGTTCATTTTTCCAGAACGCACGCGCGGAGTTGAAGCTGTCGTAGAATGGCCCAGTGTTTCGGCGCGGGTTGGAGAAGGTAAGCCAGTATCTATTTGCTGTAGGCTCTGAAAAGAAACCCTCGGAGACAGAGTAGATGGGCGCGGGAATACCAGAAGCCTCATCCATAATTAAGCAAACTCCGTAGGAGGAGTGAATACCCGCGAAGGCGTCTGGATTCTCTTCGCTCCAGAGCTGTGCCTGGGCGTAGTAGTAACCAGTGTCTATCTTGAGGTCGTTAATGAGCGCCTCTTCAAACCAGGGAGCTGGTTTAATCGTGGTGGCAGTCTTGGTAAACCAATGAGAGTTTATAGACAGCGTAAGCCACTTACCTAGCTCTGCCCATGTTCTTGATCTGAGCTGTTGTTCGGTGTTAGCGGTAACAATAATGGTTGATCCCAACCTGGTTGATAACATCCATACAATGATCCAGGCAACTAAAGCTGACTTTCCAATACCACGTCCAGATGCCACTGCCAACCTGAACATCTCTGGTAGATCCAGGACATTGTTTCTTTGTATGTGAACCGCCATTTCCATTAAAATTTTTTCTTGCCACTTTCTTGGTCCTTTAAACTCTTCCAGGGGGGTGTCCTTCTGTCCCCATGGGAAGACATACTTAACAAAGTTTACTGGATTGTCTTTAATTGGTCCTGACCATAGCTCGGTCATCAGTTCTCGTTCTTGTTTTATTCCATATTTCATATTAAAAAAAATTAAAAAATTTTAGTTCAGTAGTTCTCTATATAAAGCGCCCAGGAAAAAACACACGGGGGGGGGCTAGCTAGCACGCTCACTCCTTCGCGCCTTCGCTCTCGCGCGGGATCTTGATTAGCTGCTCGGGTTTGCCTGGCTTGTGATCTATCACGCGCGCCCGAGCCTGCGTGAGTACGTCACTTAAATTTAGATTATGTTCAACTGTTTGTTTTTCCGCCCAGGTGTCTCTGTCAGCTGATTTGAGGTAGAGCTGGATGGAGTTGAAGTCACCGTCCTGGATTTTTTCCATGAGCTTGGACGTGGCGAGCTGAAGTCCTCGCGCTTTCCCTGAGTCCAATCTCTCCTTTAATTCCGAGTTTTTTTTGTTTCTATGTTTATTGAACGTGTCCCATCCTATCCCCAGGCTACGGCATATATCCATGATTCCCATGTTCAAAGACGCCAGATATTCAACCCTTTCCAGGTCAATATTTATGGGTTTCCTTCCTCGTTTTTTTGGCATTTTATTTGTCATAATCCGATTAATTATAGCTTAAATACAACACTATTAACTATTTATTACTATTAATTGCAGTATGAGTGTTGACAATAGAGTAGTATAGTGTAATATATGAATGTGGTTGTTAATTTAAAAGGAGTAAAAAATGAAAAATGTGACAATTAAGAATGTTGTTTGTTGGGGTGATCTTTACGAAGATTGCGGAATCTTGGTTAAGACATGTGAGACATGTTATGTGATAGAGCCAAAGGCCAACTGGACTAAGACAGTGAACTATTTATTAGAAGATCCTGTGGTAGCCAAGTTAGCTAATAACGGCGAGTTAGAGTTGGAGGTTGACTAATGACTAAAGAAACAATTTGCAACAAATGCAACAAAAAAATCAAACTTGGTAAACCAACAGGTTATAGATGGTTTTGGGATAACCAGTGGGAATTCTATGAGTGCGGCGGTCAAAAATTCACACCTGCGGAAGATTGGCTTAATTATAAATATACTTGTGGCGGCTGTAACACTAATGAAGATTGTGGTATTCCCTACAATTATGAGGAGGAGAAATAATGACTATTATTTATAACAAGGATGCAGCTGACAACGCTGTGACAGTTGAAAATTATCCCTGGGGATACACTCTTAAAACCAAGAGAAAATATTGGATTGAGACAACTAAGAGAGGTGACAGACTTTGTTACCAGACTCTAAACCCCAAGACTGATAAATGGTGCGCTGTTAAGAAAAGCACTTATGCTGGTATTAAAGTTCTTTATGAAGATGACCAGGGACACATCAAGACTTACACATTAGATCCTGTCTGGGATAGCAAAGAATGGCTTGCTGAGTTCCAGGAGATTGTTGATGTTACCAAGTTAACTGATGCCCAAAAAGCAAAGATCTGCGAAATGAAGACAATACACCATGTGAGAAAAATGGTTGATGTTCAGATTGTCAACACAACAATGATGGATAAAGAAGAGATAGCAAAGAAAGATGCTGAGCAAGAAAAGATAACAAAGAAACTAACTAACTATGCCAACCATGTTTATGGTAAGTGCCTGGTTAAAAACAACATAGGAGGATAGATAATGAAACCAGTAACTAGATTTATTAATTATATGGAAAAGATTGGTGGATATACTTTAGCTGAAAGACTTGAAATGACTATTGGGAATATCAAATTCCAAAAGAACAAAGTTTTTTGGGACGATCTTGTGATGCTTGAGATGATACTTGGAGCATTAAAAAATAAGGAGGATAAATAATGGAATATAAATTTTACATAACAGGCAGCCATGGATACCTGGTTGTTAAAGATAGAGAGCTAGACGATCTAGGCATAGCCAACAAGATCAGCCCGTTCAGCTACCAAATGGGTAACAAAGTTTACCTGGAGGAAGATTGTGATGCTTATATGTTTATGAATACATACAAAGCAACCCAAAGAGATCCAATGATTATTGACTGGATTCACAAGGAAATACCAAAAGATAAAATGACCAGATATGACAAGGGAGTAGCATGAACATATTTATAGACATGGACGGAGTGTTAGCTGATTTTGTCAAAGGAGTAGAAGGGCCAAAGTTTTTAAACGGCCCTTTAGATCCTGGTACCTATGATGATAGAAAAAAAGATTTAAGCGACCAGGGACTGTTCCTGGAGTTACCAATTATGCCAGGTATGCAAGATCTAATTAATTATGTAAAAGGCACTGGTTTGTATTGGGAGATCCTAACAGCAACTGGTGACGTAAACAGGAAAAGAGTTGCAGCTGATAAATATTTCTGGATTAGAAAAAATGTTGATCCTGGAGTTCTTGTAACATGCACCATCAAAGGCAAACATAAGGCCGTTTATGCCAGGGAGGACCACATACTAATTGATGATAGAGCAGATAACATCAACGCCTGGATACAAGCTGGTGGTATTGGGATCCTACACAAAGACGCCCAGGACACTATCAAAAAACTTAAATTAATAGTATAAAAGAGTAGACATGTGCATTGTACATGCTATACTTAGTGGGTAATGAGGTTGTTAAATAAGGAGGAAAAAATGACTAATAAACACAAATGGAACGATGAAAGATATGTTGGTGGCATTGATGCTGGTGACAAGATCTATTACAAAGGTGACATGGCCAACATACCTGGTTGGGGAACTGTTACCAAGGTTGTGCCTTGTGAGTATTACCACAAAACAGTAACTATTGAGTTGGAAGATGGAAGAGTTCAGAATGTCAACCCTTACATGTTAGGTTGTCAGACCGAGGTTGATAAACCAATCTACAACCAGGGTGGTTTACAAAGACATGTGATGGCTTACAAAAAAACATGGGAGGTAGCGTAATGGATAGAGACGATAAAAAACAATTATTAAATTATCTTGAAAGGTTGATGGCTGAACAAGATAAGGCTGTGGCCAATGGCTACCCTGAAAAATACATCAACAAGAACTGGAGATTGATAACGAAGGGTAAAATAGAATTGTTAAAAAAAGCACTTGAGGAGGTAGCGTAATGGATATTAATAAAATAAATCACTTTGTTGATAAGAAAAAAGCAGAAGGCAAGAGGGTTGCGCTGTACGATGGAGCTGATATTGGTTTACCAGGTACTGTTGCTGTCGTTGATTATGAGGGTGGTTATTATCCTTGTGTTGATCTTGAGATTGGTGATTGTGCGAATTGGAACCAAGAAAAGATTAATGCCTGGAATACTAATCAAGGTTTAGATAAAAACACAGTTGATATGATTATCAACCAAAGCATGTGGCCAAGCCACAATAAAAAGGAGGTAGCGTAATGGAATATGTAATTAGAACACATGGCAATGGCTGGTTTAACTTTGAGGACTTGCCTCAACATGGCAACTATATTCAAATTCACAACATGAATTGTGGTACTGACAGAAAAGCAATTAACAGAGCAAGAAAAATAATCGGTGACAAAAAAGCTAAAATTGTAATAAAGGAGGTAGCGTAATGACTAGAATAATGAAGGAGAAAACTTTAATAAACAAGATCAACAAGATCTATCCAAAAGCAAAGGCAACGCCATTGTGTGAATACTATGATGATCCAAACAAGGCTGGCATCTGGTTCAGAGGCAGTGAAGATAGCATGGCTATTGATGGCTTGCCTCTTTATGATATTTATGAGGAAGCTGGATACGAGATAGCCCCAGAGATATGCAATATTTTAGATAAGGCTGGGTGGGAAGCTTGCCCTTATGATGCTGGAACTTTGATGGCTTACCCAGGATAGGAGGAATTATGAACTTATTAAAAAAACTATTCAGAAAACCAGCCAGGCGTAAAGCTTGGCATGGTTCTTATTTAATTAATCATTTTCTAAAAAACTAGGAGGTTAGACAATGACATTTGCAAACGAATTTCAAAATGACTTTTACACCTGGGAAGATCATATCCCTGGTATAGATAAACCAGTTCTCTGGGAATACAAAAACAAAGATAAGTGTTTTTACCAATGGCCGATGTGGAAAAGATCAGATTACAAGATCTTAATACAATTAACCAAAGACCAGAAAAAACTAGCCCTGGACTACTTAGACGATCTACACGCTCCACTTAACGAAGAGACAAGGCATCATAACAACGAGAAAGCAAAAGCCAGGAGGGCCGCTCAATGATTGACTGTATAGAAATTCTAATCGTGCTTTCATTCATGGTCTTTTGCCTACATGGAGCATATTTAATAATTACCAGGGAGGACCAAGACAAATGAAGATAGACAGAAGACGAATACCAAAGCATTTGAGAAATCTAAGAGATGACCAGATACAATTATTAATTTTATTATTCACGGAAAGACTATGACATTTGACCAAGCATTAGCAAAATATAAAGCTCATATGGCAGACAATGGAATCACTGGCGATTATGCCTACATTTCAGAAGATACCTCTAAAACGAACACAGAAGGCGCGTGGTTACTTAAAGACATAGACGGGGACAACATAGCCTACGTTGACAAACATGGCGTTGAGAGGCTTTAGAAATGACCACAGAACAAATAATGAAACAAATGCGCGATAAATACGGCTTAAACCAAAGCGGTGGATGGAAAAATGGTTTAACACCAGAGAAACTATTAAGGATCGTATCTAAAGATGACCGCACGAAACTAACCAGGGCGTTTGCAAAAGATAAACGCTATAAACATATTAACCAGGAGTAACCATGAGCGTAATATACAACGAGCAACAACTAGAAAATATATATGATGAGGTTGTTGAAATGGATAACAAAGGATTATTAGAAATAGAAATAACAGATATGGTCATTAACTACGGCTTACATGCAGATGATGACCGAGACGAAATATTACAGCTCATTGCTGAATCAATTTTAAACAACCAGGAGTAACCAATGTCAGGAAAAGGAAGTACGCCAAGACCAATACCAGATCGTAAAAAATATGAATCTGAGTTTGATCGCATCTTCGGCAAAAACAAAAAGAAAAAAGAAACCAAAGATAAAAAAGAAAAGAAGTGATTGAGGCAATTAAACTAATAATTTTAACAATGGCTTTAACTACCATTACAGCTCTACTTGTTGTAGAGTTAATAGTTAGATGGATTGATCGCTCTGATTGATCCTCTCACGAGCGCGCGCGGGAACTCCTCCATTACAACCTTCCGTGTGCGCTCACCTACAATAGATCTACCAGGCCCACTAACAAAAAATGCTTCTTACCACCAGGTTGTGATTTCCTTAATCTTTTCTGCTCACCTTCCAGGACACACCACACCACCTCTTTCTCAATCAACTCAGTCATAGCTCTACCAGATGTTTTTCTATTAACACCAGTCATCTTTGCATAATAACTAATTGCATCATGGCTGCTCCAGGTTTCATATCTCCACCGCTCGCATAGCGCCCACATAATAAGCTTCGCACTCACGGATAGATCCGTCCGCCCGCACTCGCGCCTGTACCAAGCCCATACCACTGCTCTCACCCTGGAGAAGTCTCCGTCTCTCCTGGCTAGCTCTAACGGGACAAAGACTCCCGCTCGCTCCCGCTCGCTCGTGTGTGCCGTGATCCACCAGTGGTCCTTGTCTATTGTTTTAAATCTTTTCATTTCTTTACTTCTCTTTTTTCCCTGGAAGCTGAACCCCCTCAAGGGGTTCGCTTCCTATATCATATGAGTATGATATGGATATATGGGAGCCTCTTACTAGAGTTATGTCCCTATCTTGGTCAAGGTATGTCCCTAACACTCCCATACTATGTCCCTAACACTCCCTATGGTTATTCTGTATTAAATTGTTTTTTTTGGTGATATACGAGAACCAAGGCATCGCATTTAGAGCAAGATAGATTAGTTACAATTTCGTAATCTTCATTGTCATAATCTTCGCCTGTATGATCGCCACCCCAAATTAATTTTTGGTTACATTGCCAACAGTTCATAATTTTCTCCTAAAAATTGTCATATAAATTACTGGTATCTAGCGGTTCATTTAATGGTTCTAAAACACCGTTGCGTCTAAATAATGTTTTTGCAGAATAGTCTACGCCTCCGCTGTTGGATTTTACAAGTGCGCCTCTTACCACCGCCATTCTGTCGTAGGGTACATGTTGCTCTTCACAAATCCTTTCACAATCCTCTGCACTTGCCAGGGCCATTGTGAGGCAGAACCTCTGCGAATCGACGAGTGACGAGGCGCCCCTCACGCTGGTTCTCTGAACCATCTGGTCATCTGAATCTACGGTTAAACCTTGTTTGTTTAAATGATGTACGGTTAGCGTGCAACACTGTAACCTTGCGCTTATGTTTGCACAGTAAGATCCCCACAACTGGCCAACCTCGTTACTACTAGAAACATTACCAGTGGTAAATGCCTGGAGCGGATCAAAACAAACCAATTTAATATTTGGTATTGATTTAATTTCTTCCACTAATTCCATTGCAAGATCCGTGACACCTTCTTCCCTCAATAAAATCATTGGTTCTTTCTGCTCTGGAATCGGAAAGATATAAACCTCATGCTCTGATTGGAATCTTTTTCCCAGGGGATCCAGGAGTTCTAGTCTTCTGTGGATCTCTGGAAGATCATCTTCACTGGCAAATATAATAGAGTTACCACGCTCAGTAACATCTTTTCCCCACCATCTTCCACCACAAGCTATGCACAATGCCAATTGGATTACACTCAATGATTTACCAACTCCACCAGACGCTGCCAGGAGTCCTGGTTTACCCATTGGTATCAATCCCTCTACTAAAAACTTTTGTGGTTCTGGTGTGCCTACCAGGTTACGAATAGCATACTTTTGTATACCAAGCTTGTGTTCCATCAACTCAGCTTTCACTTTATCTAAACCATGCTTTAAATATAAGTCATTGTAATCGCCACGCTCGCTGGGCAGACGCACGGCCACGTTGGGTATTGCTGCTGCACATTCCTGGGCTTTCTTTTCACCCACGCCGTTATCATCGTGATCCAGGGCTAAAATAATTCTAGCACCCGTTAACTTGCGCAATTTAGAGACTGCATCCAATGTAAAATTGGCACTAAATACGCAAGCCACGGGAATCTGGGTAGCTTCATATATTGTTGCGGATGTTGAGTAACCTTCAGCTACTACCAATCTTTCACAATTAGCTAATTCGTTAAATGTAATTCCAATAAGAAAAACATTACCTTTAATTTCTGATGCGGAGGCAAACTTTTTACCCCCTTTTTTATCTATGTACTGTATAGATCTGATGGCACCTGTAGTAGAATACACGGGAACAATTAAACTACCGTTAGATTGTTTCAACCCATAGTTTTTAACCTTTTTATTTGTGAGATACTCATGCTCGACAACATCGTTGCATTTATTAAATTTTTCCCGTATCTCTTCTGCCACCTCATCTTGCTTAATTTTTCTATCAATTTTCGCTTGCTCAGATGCTTCTTGCATTTGTTTATGTAAAGCTTCTCTGTCCACCTGGCTTAAAGTATTAGAATCAACTGAACTCCACTTACCCTCAAAACCTGTTTTCCAATTACCAAATGTTGCGAAGTAGTGACCGTGTAATTCATTAACAACATAATAACCAGACTTAGAACCGCCTAGGTCTGGTTTCATTCCAGGGAGAGCGACTGGCACCCTAACAATTTTACCTGTTGATTCCAGGTGATTGATTTGCAAACCTTGTGCCTGCATCTCATGTATTAAGTCGTTTGTTGTTTTTTTATGTGTATTTGTATTTTTAAGTTCTGGTATTATATTGTTATCTTTGCAGTATTTTTTTAGATCCATTTATAAGCCTTTCGTCATCTTCCCTGGCCCTGGCGTTGGCCCAGTTTAGATATTCTCTAATGATTGAAACAAATATTTTTTTTCTATCGTCCCTTTCCCATTCATGCAAGGGTTCGCCTTTGTTGTCAATCAATAATTTTTTGTATAAATTTTTGGTGGATGCTATAGCGTACTCAGTACCAATGTCATTAAGTTGCGCCTTGTTAGGGAGGCGTTCGCCTTCACCTAGTTTTTTTAAATGAGCCATACAGCATGCTCCAAGCCAATGTTCTTTGTCTTTCTTTAATAAAGGCCCCGCTGGTGTTTTACAATATGCACACAGCGTTGGCCTGTCGTTGTTGTCAAAATTAAAATGGTGCGTCATCGTCTAGCGTAGTTGATCCCATCTTATCAAGATCTTCCGCAGACGGAGATGCCTCTATAGGCTTCTCACTTACCACTTTTGGTTTTTTATCAGTAGGTTCCCATGTTCGGCCCCAGTCCTGGTCAACTTCAAAAAAGGTACTTCCTTCTTTTTGTTTGATAACGGCAGATACACTTTTACCCATAAATGCGGTTTCAGTATCACTAGGCAATTCTTTCAAGCCCATTGCTTTACACATTGCAAGTAATGACTTTAGACCATTTTGCACTACTTTTTCATTTTCATGCCTGGTTGTAAATAACGCGTCAACGGTTTGAGCTGTATCACCAACTTCAAATTTTGCGCTATATCCTTCCCAGTTCTGGTTTCTTTCGCTTGTTAATACTGTTTCGCCCTGGAAGTGCAACACATGCCTACCAGGTTTTAAATTTATTCTATCGTCATTTGTGACGTCAACCTTATAATTACTTAGATCCATAATTTACTCCTTGTTTAAATCCAACATTTATATTCAACACAATCATCCTCTTCAGATCCGCAATAGTTACAATAACCATCAGTAAATTGCGGATCTTCTCCAGGGTTATGCTCGTTATATTCCTCAGAGATTATCTCGTTCATTTCAACATCTCCCCTCTTATTGTTTCCCAGTCCATTGGTATCTCGTCAGGTAAGTTGTACCTGTTTTTAGCTAAAAATGCTGGCTCTTCATTTGTGTAAATGATTCTATCGCCACTTACAGTTTTAGTAGTCATGCCACCGCTCTTGCCTTGTACTTTGATAGTACCAAGTTTCTTAGCTGCAAAAAAACATGCGTCTGAGTGTTCTAACAACAATGCAGATGCTTTTCTGTGCAACTTGAGAGAGTAACGGTCATAAGGTTCAATCCTGGGATCTTCTACCTTTCTGACTTCGCTATGACATATCTGGAATATCATCATGCCCTTTTCTCTAAGCACATTTAACGCGTGTATATACTTGCGCCAGTACGTCAATGTTTCGGTATAGCCTTTCCCGAAACTTGGCTGGTCAATCGATTTCCAACCATTGTCCTGGCATGCTTTTTCCCACAATAAATTTTCTAACCAATCTAAGGAGTCAACACAAACTGTTTTATAGTCGTGTGTTTCCTGCGCTAGCTCGTTTAGGTTCTCCATTACATCTTCAAAAGATTTGCAACGTATATTGTCCATTTCAATCTTTCCCAAACCGTCTTCCACGTCTAATAAGATAGGGTTTTTGGTTTGTGAAGCTAAATGTGTTTTACCAACAGCAGGGCCACCGTGAACAATAATTCTAGGTGGCTTCTGTTTGCTCTTTTTTCTTATATCAGCTAAACCCATTATGCAGACTCTATAACTGATTCAGACTCAACTGCATCTTGTAATCTTTTACTATATTCAGCTCTTAAAATATCAAGCTTTTCTAGTTCAAAATTTGCATTACCAACTAATTCATTTTTCTGTCTCTCAACATTAGCTAGTTTGTTGTAATGTATCTTATTCTCTTCAGTAAGATCGTCATAAGCATATTCAGTTCCACCCTCTTCAAAGCTAAACTTTATAGGTTCTTGTTGTACTTCACTCATTTTTTTTCCTTGTTATTAAGTTTATATAAATCGCAGATGCTTCTTGCGTTACACCAGCGACAATGATCCCCAAATACATATTTAGGGTTTTCCTCTTCACACGCATCAACTGCGGGCTGTAAGAAATCGTAGGCCCAATCCACTAAATACTCAGCGGTTGTATGCCATGTCTTGATGGGGCCACCGCCCCAAGTTGCTCTAGGTTGCACTATGGTAATTTCAACCTCAGTGTCTTCACTACCATATCTTGATAACGCTCCCAAAGCGTAAATCATTGCTTGTTTGTTTTGATCTGGACTGACGGGATATTTACCAGTCTTTAGATCTATGACACACATTCTCTTAGGGGTTACGATAAGTGCGTCAGCGTATCCATATAGATTATCTGAAATCTCTTCCAGTCTAACCTTTTGTTCAACAAGCAATCTCCCGTCAATTTCTTTAGTGCGATTTTGCACATAATCTACATAAACCTTGGCACAATCTATCATGTCCTGGTCTACCTCTATTTCAAAATCCTCTACAAATTCTTTTTTGCCTAGCCAATAATCCTCCAGGCTAACGTCTACTAAAAAACCTTTTAGTAATTGTTCAGTCATGGAATGTATTAATGTACCGACAGCAGCAGGTACTCCAACCTGGTAGTCAACCTTTGCTGCTAGCTTTGGCATCCCTGGACATTTTGTCCATTTGTCTGATGCAGATGGGCTAAGTAGTGCGTGCTTCATTTGATACCTTTGACTCTTCCTCTACCTTTAAGATCTCTTCCATGTCATAGACAACTTTTCCAGCCAACTTTACATAGTCTGGCCCCATCTTTTTATTTCTCCAGTTTTCTATTGTTCTAGGTGATCTCATCCAGCGTTCAGCGAGTTGCTTAGTATCAATAAACTTTTTTTCACTATTACTCATGTTTTACTCCTCTTTGTTTTGATTTTTATAATCATATACGCTAATATACTCGTTATCAAGCATTAATTTAAAAATATAGGAGGAATTATGAGCATTGATAATATAACACCAGAGCAATGGGATCAATCAATAGATAAGTTGGCTACAAACAACCAGGTAGGTGGCACACACTATAACCATTTGAAAATACAACCAATTGATTATATATATGCTAATAAGCTATCCTATAACTTAGGTAGTTGTTTGAAGTACATAACTAGAAATAAAGGAGAAAGGGAAGACAGGATAAAGGATCTACAAAAAGCCATACATTTTATCTGTCTTGAATTAGAAATGGTACATGGTGTTGATTGCGATGGTAACGACATTGGCAAATATTCTGTAGAAGTATCAATAAATGAGTAAGGTAATTATGAATTTATGCGAGTTTGAAGATCCAATTTTCATTGAGAGAAATGGAAGGAAGCCTGTATATATAAATAAACATCTGGCTAAAAAGTTTGCTGATTTCTGTGAGAACCAAAAAAAGGATCAACATAAAGTTGCTGAGTATTTAATATCTTTGGGTATTAATACTATAGAGCATTATGAAGATCCTAAAGTTCTTCTGGACATCGAAGCTCTTTAAATAGATCTTCTGTATTTTGCAACGAATCTGTTGCTTGGATATCTTTGTCTTCAACGGTTATCTGTCCTTTACCACAAGGGAAAGCAAATAAAACCTTTTGACAATTTAGTGCTACCAAAGCATACACATCTATATCACCCTTCTTATAAAACCTATTTTTAGAATGAGAACCACAACGCAAATCAAACCTCCAGTTTTTTCTAGCTTTCTCTATTTGTTTTTGTGTTTTGACCTGGCACTTGTAAAGAGTGTGGTCAACCTCAAAGATGATGTCGGCTTTAGATCCGTGTGGCATCACGGTAACGGTGTCCGAAAAAGCAGAAAGCACCGAGGCTACTAAATATTCTCCAGAACGGCCAACTCTTTCTGATTGGCGGGACATTTAACTAATTCAGCAGGCTGTTTAAATACTCCAACCTTTGTAGCTCTTCTGGAGTCATTTGTTTTTCTTGCTCTCTACCTATTGCGGATCCCAATCTTGATGCCCTGGCGGTTGGCAACACGGCTTGTTGTGGTATTGCTCCAAAAGCTCTTCTCGTTTGCCCTGCTTTTAATGCAGCCTCACCCATAAGCCTGGGTGATTGAAAAGGTAAGGTTGCTGCCAATCCTGGTTCAAGAAATGATGCTATGGCTGTCCCAGAGCCAACTGCACCCTGTAAACCTCTTGGTCGGAACTCACTTAAAGCTTGTCCAGCGAGATCTGGTAAAAGATCTGGATCTAATTTATTTAGCATGTCCAATCTATTGCCATAAGATGTGTTGACATTATTTCTCATCGTTGACTGTAATTTTCTTAAAGTAGTTCCAGCTGCACCTTTTTTATTTAATGATAATTCTTTTGCTAATTGTATTTCTAAGTTTAACGCCTCTTCATAAGGCCTCATAACATCTGCATATCCTGGTACTTGATCTAAAATTTCATTTTTTACTTTAGATCTTATGTCTGCAATAATTCTTTGCTCACCCTTTGCCTTTGCTTGTAATGGATATAGATCGTCTATTTTTCTTTTTAATATATCTAAACCTTCTGCGGTATGGGTTTTTGGATTTGATGCAAACTCATCAACAACATTTTTTACATCTTGTAATTTTTTAATTGTAGGAGTGTCGTATTTTGGTATGCCTTCATAAAAAGAATCAGCGACAAGCTCGCTCATTTGTTTTTGTATTGGTGCAAAGTCTATGGGTTGTTCCGCAAGCTTCAATCCTTTTATACCACTTGTATATTCAGCAGCTCTTTGTGATCCCATGTCTTTCAAAGCAACAAATGCTCTATCAACAACATCTAATTGCCCTGTGTCTTCTCGCATGTTTCTTATAAATCTTTCTTGAGCAGATCCGCCTGTTGCGCCAGCTTTAAAAGCTTGGCCTATTGCTTCTGATCCAACACCAGTTGTTAATCCCAAAGTTTCTTTTGCTGCGGTGCTTACAGGACCAGCTACCTTTTGTGCGCCTTTTAATGATAATCTTACTGGATCTATGGCTTGTCCAACCTTACCAACCTTTTCTGCTGCTGATGCTAATTTTGGTGCTTTTGCTGCAATAGTAGCTCCACCTGTCAATACAACTGATGCGTCAGCTAAAAAACCAGCAGGATCTTTAGCAAAGGTTTGTTTTATATTTTCTAAACCACCATATCTATTTGCAAAGTATTGACCTACAGCCCTGGCTGTCTTTTCGTCTTTTTGCTCCCCAGGTATTGCCAATTGTACTATTCCTTTTCCTAATGCGTAAACTGATTTTGCTGTTGTTATGGGTTGTAATAATGGGGTCACTATATCTTTACCAAGCTGTAGTGTGCTTCCTGGTAAATTTTGTATAGCTTGTTTTAAAACTGGCTGCTCAACTTTAGGTGCTGTAGCAACAACCTCTTCAACCTCCTGTACCTTTAAAAGATCATCATATAAAGACATTTATACTATCGCCCTCCGCTTTCTTGTTCTTTTAATAGTGTTGCATATCTTAAAATAGACTGTTTTTCCTCTGTGGTAGGAGCTTCTTTATATCTATTAAGCACCTCTTCGCTTGTCATGGATTTATATTCATCAAACAATACTGAATCTAAGATGTTGTCAAAAGTAACATCTTCTTTTTCATAACCTTGAAGTGTTCCCTTTTCCATAAAAAAAGCAATCTGGTTATTTCTATTTTGTTTAATTGACTCTAATTTTGCTTTGAGTCTTTGTAACCTGTTTACATTTTGCTCTTCTGGAAGACTTATATTAAAACTGGTATTTACAAGTCTTTCAGCTTCTCTTTGAGTAAATTGCGCACCTAAAGTTTCCCTTAATGATTGATATGTAAGCTCACTTATATCATCTAAAAATCCAGAAGCCGCTGGAGCTAGTACAGGCCTTAATCTTTCTGGAATAAAAGCAAATCCAGGGCCAGACAAATTTTCCTCGCCAGAATATAATCTAGCGATTTTGTTTTCTATGTTAGCTAAGTTTGCATCCGCTTGAGCAGATCCGCTGGCAAGCCATTTTTCTGCTGTTATTGTAAACCTATCATCAAGTTTTTCCTGTCCTGGAGTTAAAAGCAAACCACCAGATTTAGCTTTTTGTTTTGATTCTTCAAGTTTTGCCATTGCGGTTGGATCATATTTTAAAGCTCCAGTTATAGCCAAAAACTGATTTTTTAGCCCTGGATCAGTTATGTTTTGCGCATATTCATAATTTTGTATTGCAGCTGTGTCATCTCCCTCGTCCGCGGGAGCGTCTACGTCTAATACAGGCTTGCCAGTATCAACATAATAATGAATACCGCCTTGCTGAACCGTTTTCCTGGGTTGTTGTTTAAAAGACTGCATTACTGCTTGAGACTTCAGTGGTGTACTTAGTTGTTTATAAAAATTCTTTTGTGTTTCTGGAATGTCCAGGGCGTCAATTGATGCGTTTAAAGTTCTTTCATTTCTAATTCTTGCATCTTCTGCATCTTCTGCTGCATATTGCTTTTGTATACCAGATACTGTTGCGAAAGGATCTCCACCTTTTAGCGCAGTTCCTGTTGCAGAGAGCGCCATACCAAGTCTTCTTTGTTTTGCAATTGCTTGATCGTATTCCTCTTGCGTTAAGGGTGTTTTTGGTTTTCCTATTCCCATGATATTTACAAAGCTCCGTAATTAACCATGTAATAACCATCAGCGTGTTTAGTAACCGCCTCTGGCATATATTTTATTATTTCTTGTGCTATTACACCTGTTGTTGGACTGTTCACACCAAGTTCTTTGGCCCTGTCATTCCAGTCCCATGTATATAGGTTGTGTCCATTTTTAGACTTACCAATTTTCTTTATGTTTTCTTTTAATCTTTCGTCTGATGGTGCTGCTGGTGCTGCTGGGTTAAAATATCCACCAGATGCCAAAGCTCCAGCTAATTTTGTTGCATCACCTAATGCTCCCAATGGTGATCCAAATTTTTCTTCAACTGTGTTTCTACCAATTAAAGCTGGCATACCTTGTATACCCTGTCCAAACAATCCTAATTGATATGCTGGGTATTGTTGCTCTCTCATAAACTCGCTGAAGTCAAAGTCTCTGCCTTGTTGCTCTAGTCCTCTGGCCAAACCACCGTAACCACCAAGTAATCCTAGTGCTTGCGTTTGTCCGCCTAATAAACCACCCAGGAGTCCAGCTTGTTGTTGTCTGCTTCTTAGCTCCAGCTCGGGGGCGAGCATGGCCATCTGTTGTTGTCTTGCTATGTCAGACTCAGCAGCTCTTTGCGCTTGCTCAAATCCTGACTGTCGTAAACCAGCAACTGTCCTGGCTTCTTGTTCTTGTAAAGGTCTTAATGCTTCTTGCTCGTATATAGTTCCTCTTGAGCCACCAAACGCACCAGATCGCATTGCTACATCTTGCGCTTGCTGTTGTTGTAAATCTCTACGTCTAGCAAAGTCTTGCTCTGTTAGGTCTATAACTTGTTGTTGGTAAGGTGATTGATATGCACCAATATCTACATCTAATAAAGATTGCACATCTCCCATTTGTGGAGCTTGTTGACCAGCCAATTGCTGTAATTGTCTTGTGGGATCAAATCCACCAAATGCACTACCAAACAAACCCTGTATACCAGCACCCATTTGCATCTCTTCTGGAGATAAACCAGCAAACCTATCTCCAGTATAACCTTGGAATGGCATGTCGGCTGCTTCTTGCGCTCTAGCTAGATAGTCTTGATAGGCATCTTTCTGCCAATCTGGTAGCGTTGCCGTGGCTTCTGTTTTTGTTTTTCCTTTACTCATAAATCTTTTCTAATTAAATGTTCTGTTACAAATCCAAGATGTTTAAGCTTTCTTGTCCATCCTTTTCTGCCACCACCGTAAAGCCTTTTGACTCCACATTTCTTTGCGTACTCTTCTATGTGTGGCAACATCGCCTCTAACTCTTTATAGTCACCACCACAAAAGAGTAAGTTCATTGCGGTGTGCTGTGGAAATACTACAAACTCTGTTACAAATGCTGCATTGTTGCTAGCCCAAAGTAGGAATATTCCTTCTCTTATTTTATCTTCTATGTCATCAATTGTATAGGCATCTTGATGTTTAACCGCTTTTGCTATAAGAGGCTTGGTTCTTATCCATTCCTCTTGCCAACTTTCATTAATCGCCTTTTGCATACTCTACTAGGCTTGCAATGACATTAATGTTTGCATGGCTTACTTGTATTTTTAGGACCTGTCCAGCCGTTAACACTAAATCATTTTGTAATAATTCGTCAGTTGCGTGTGCTGTTATATTATGTTGTTTAAAAATGTAAAAGTTAGATGCACCAGTAGTTATTGATATATCTATGTTTGTTTGTTGGTTGCCGTGGTCACATACTAAAATAGACTCTACAATGGCAAAATCAAAATCCGTACCAGTCGGTGCTGTATATATTGTTTCTAAAGACGTTGTTCCAGATACAGTCAGTTTAGAATTAGTTACTCTTTGTATATATTGGGCTTTACTTTCTGGTGATATCATCTTCTACCTCTTGGTTTACCATCAACTCTTATGACTCCAACCTGGAAGTCTTCTGTTAAAGATCCTGTAATTTTCATTTGTACCTGTCTTGCGCTAAACCTTGCATCAGTATATCCGTCTGTTTGGAAGGTAAAGTTACCAAAATCTGTTTGAGATCCTAAAGGTGTAAAGCCACCAGTAAATCCTATAGTTATACCTGGCAAGTTTGCAGACTCTTCGTCTGGAATAATTTGGTTTACCTGTATAACTCTGTCACCGTTGCCTATCTCTATAGGTGCGCTAGTACAAAATGGCACTTGGTTGCCTATGCCTGGTGAGTCAAACAATGGTCTTTTATCATGCTCATATACATTACCACTTGCGTCACATGCTATTGGATTAGCAAACACTCCCTGGTCAATCCAGCATGTTCTATCCATAGATCCTATGGACCATACATTATCTAAGTAGTTCCAGATAACATATTTGTTTGGTGTTGGTTGGTAGTCATCCCCAACTGGGAAAAACCACCATATCTCATTAAAGTCTACGTTATGTGTACCAAAAGTATTTTCTTGTGTACCAGATTGTATGTTATCAAAAATGAAATCATGCACATTTGATTTTAGTTCTTTTACAGTACCTGAGTATGTGAAAAATGAGTTCTCGCCAATCCATGATATGAAGTCACCAGAAGCAACTATGCCTCTAGGACAGATAGCCTTGCAGTTAACTCCAGCGTCTTGTATTCCATATACAAATGGAGAACCAGCATAATACATTTTATTAATACCAATATCGGTAAATATAATAACGCTGTTCTGCCACTTAACTGCATACAAGGCTCTACCACCAGTAGGTATTTGCAAGTCTCCAGCTGTGTTTCTTGCTGTTGCGGTCCAGTTGGTATTGTCTTCTCTATCGCTCCAGGATATTTTCCTAGGATCGCTGTATGAACCAATAGCTACCAAGTGTCTTTCATTGGTTACTATAATAGCCTGGCATCCTATTGGTGAGTTTGTTATTTGTGTAGCTATAGTATCTGGAGATCCTGAACCTGCATCTGGTCGCCATTGATATATTTTACCGTCACTAGAACAGCAAAATACTAAATGCTCTCCCCAGTTATCAAATGAGAAATGATCTGTTTTTAACGCAAGCGTAGACGCTGATCTTGCAACTCCATAATTCTCTTCGTCATAATCGTATGTACCATAGCCATTTGAAGTATTGACAGAATCGCCAACAAAACCCGATGGTGTGATATCTATCCAGGCATCATCATAAAATACATAAACTTTTGTTCTTGTACCAACAACCAGAACCTTGTCTCCGTCATTAGTTCTATAAGAATACATGGCTATCGGCGTGCCTGCTAGGGTAGTATTTTCAAAGTTTGTCCAACCGCCAATAGGTTTCAGATAACCGTTTTCAAAACGTACTAAATCACCATCTACCCAACGTCCTTTGTTGGCGTAATCAGTACCGTTTTTTACTATTCCTGCGGGTGGTGTGATTGGGTATAGGGCCATTGTCAGCTCCTATACTGTACGTTTCCACATATAAGCAACTATGTATGGTTGTAAGTTGTTATGCGCGCTTCCGCCACCTGTGGCTTGTGTTGACTGTGTTGATGTTGGTGAACCACCAGCAACCTCAATCGCTCCAGATCCACCTGGATTATCACTAGCATCTAAAGCATGTGTATGTGATGGAATTTCGCTAGTTGTTAATGTGTGTGTTTTTGCACCGCCAGTCTCTCCTACTGTGTCAAAGTCTGTATCAGTAGAATCTAAACCAACTACAACCTTACCAGCTCCGAAAGCTACCCATGTGCCAAAACCAAGTAATGTACCTGGATTGGTTGCACTAGTTGCATTGATATAGATAGATCCAACTGGATATACTTTTTCTAGTACGTTAGTACCATTGATCTGTAGCTCTCCACCAGTAGTATTTACATTACCACTAGCTGTAACAGTAGTTCCTGTTATTGTAGTTGCTGCAACAGTTGAGGCTGTAGTAGCACCGATAGCAGTATCATCAATAGCGCCACCGTTTATATCTACTGTGGTTAGTGTAGATGTTCCAGTTATTGTTGCGCTGTTTAGTGTGGCTAAACCAGTTGTTGATAAAGTAGTAAACGCCCCAGTTGATGCTGAATTTGCACCGATTGGAGATCCATCAATTGCACCACCATTTACATCAATAGTTGTAAAAGATGCTGTACCAGTAGAGGTTAATGTGCCTGTTACTGTTAAGGTTTTATTATTACCAACATTAAGACCTACACTAGTACCTGCGCCGTTAGCAGCAAAAATACCGTCAATGATATCTAAATCATTATTTAATCTGCCACCCCATTCATTAGTAGCGCCTCCTACTTGTGGTTTTCTAAGGTTTAAATTGGTGGTGTAGGTATCTGCCATAATGTTTACTTCTTAAATTTGGATAGTATTGTATCTATCCATTCTGGTTTCTTTTTATTTATTATAAAGTATATTATCCCAATTATGATAACAACTTGAAAAAGTGTTTCCATCTACTCGCCTATAGTTTTTGTTTCAGTAGTAGGTGTTATCTCTTCTGTTATCTTAGCATCTAAAGCAGACTTTAAGTTTGCTACTTCCTCTTCACCCATATTACCCTCAACCCAACCAGTAACTATTTCATTGGTTAAATCCTCAAAAGGTAAAAAGTCTGTACCGACATCTTCTAATGATAGTGATTGAGTACCATAAACACTAGCGGTGTATGGTACTTCTTGACCATCTACTTCGTGTGTTTCACTGCTTGTTGCGTTAAGTCTCCAGTGGACGTTGTAAACTGTGTCTGTGTGATCCTCGTATTCTGGGTACACGTCTACTGTTTTACAGTCCCATTCGTATGTATTTGCCATCTTGTTCTCCTATAAAGTTGTTATTATGAAAGCTAGGAGTTCATTATACCTTACTCCGAGCCTAGTTTGCTCTACTCCGTCATCATCTTCCCAGGTCTGTGATATAAACATACCATAGTCACCTGCATCAAGGCCTTCTGCTGTAAATGCATCTTGTAAGTCTTGAGCTATAACTCCGAAGTGTAATCTAGCATCATCGCCTTTTTCTGCTACTGCATCTTTCCATCTGAATCTTCTTATCAAACCTTTACATGCTGTAGCAACCCTTTGCTCTGCATCTGTTAATGCTTGTATGTCTTGTTTTTCGTTTTCATCAGAAGTTTGTATAGTTCCGTTAGTTGCATAGATGTCATCAAACCTTGCACTTGATGAACCCAAATCAATTGCATTGTCTCGTAAAGCTCCTAAATTATCACACGGTATTATTCTATTTACAGTTATGTAGCTCCAGAAAGCTAACCCTACTCCATTTCCAGCAGACTCAGTTCCTCCATTAGCTATGTAAAGTTCTGGTGCATTACCCTGAGGCTCTTGGAAACCTATAATACCTCTACAATCTGTAGAACCTGCACCCACAAACTCTATCATTTTACCAAAAGTTTCTGTAGTGTCTTGTAAAGTTAGTACGCTATCTGTTACAGATGACTTAGCTGTTGAAACATGTAAAGGTGTTTCGGGTGCAGTCGTCCCAATTCCAATTTTTTGATATTCGTCAATGAACATCGCTGTGACTAAGTTTGGAACACCGCCACTAGCATCACTTGTTTGGAATCTAAGTCCGCTTGTATGTAAAGCAGCAGGTTCATTTGCGTATATTCTTGCTGTAGCAGTAGAGCTTCTTGCAAAACTTAAAGCTGCATGAGATGCTGAAGAGTTTGAAATAGTTAAACCACCCAAACCTTTTCCTGAACCATTAATCTCTAAATAATCCTGAGGTGCTGTGTCTCCAATTCCAATGTTGCCTGAGGTATCTACAGCTAACCTATAAGAACTAGCAGTGTTATCATAAAGTCCAAAAAGACCGCTAGATGTTGCTGTAAGAAAATAATCTCTACCACCAGTTAAATGAAGTCTTGGTGAATTATCACTATTGGTAAATTTACCATACCCATTTACTTCAAGTTTTGTACTTGGCGAATCAGTTCCTATACCAACATTACCTGATGACGTCACAGTTATCTCATCTGCACCTGCACCATTGTAATTAAGTCTAAATGTATTATCTGTATAAGTGTAAGCCAACCATTTGTTTGTACTGTTTGTTGCTTCAAAACCTACAGTCCCTTTAATGTCTAATTTATTATCAGGAGAAGTTGTACCTATTCCAACATTACCTGAAGAGTCTATTCTCATGGATTCGGTAGCTGCTCCTGCCGAACCTGCTGAAGCTGATGTAGACCTTGAAAAAATAACATTTCCATCTAGTACCATCCTAGAATCAACACCAGTTGCTACAGTATTCCATGCTCCATTATAGTTACTGTTTCCTGTAATATATGTACCATTCCCATATCCAAAAATACTACCACCATTGACTAAACTTATTGATTTACTAATGTTATTGGTAGTAGGTGTCATCCCAATTCCAACGTTTCCTGCGGATGTAACACTTAACCTACTTACATCATTGGTCTTATCAAATATCTGGAATACACCATTTGCATTGTTTACCGCATAGTCTGAGTTGTTATTAGTATCAATAAGGTTAAGACTTGGTGTGGTTGCATTAATAGTAAGATCATCATTAATCGTTGTTTCTTCTTCTATTGTTACCAAACCTTCAGGATTAATAGTTAGTGCTGTATTGGTTGTTTTAAGTCTTAGGGTGCTAGAATCAACCCCTGCTTTAATAGTTAAGTCTTTATTATCTGCTGATGCAATAAGGAAGTTGTCATCAACAGAACTTACATCACCAATGGTATGACTTGCACCAACAGTGATAGTGCCAGTTATTTTAGTGTTACCAAGAACATGTAGTTTTTCACTTGGTGCAGTCGTACCAATTCCAACACGACCTGAAGAATCAATACGCATTCTTTCTGTGTTTGACGTAAATGCCACAAAGTCATTAGTATGTGCGCCCACTCTAACACCATAAGTAGTTGATGAGTTAAGACCTTTGAATCCAAGAGTAGATATGTTTGAATTGTGTCCACTAATTATAGATACAGGTACTTGGTCGCCTGTAGAAGTAAAAAATGCCGCAGCAGCACTTGCCGAAGTTCTTACATCTAATTTAACGCTTGGTGAGGTTGCGCCTATGCCAACATTTCCTGAACTGTTAATAACCATTCTTGAAGCACCATTAACTCTGTCGTAAACTTCAAAAGAAGAACCTGCTGATATATTTGTACCAACTTCCCATCTGTTTGCTTGAGTACCACCTACGTTTGAGTTAAACCAAATAGAAGCATTTGAACCTGCATTAGTTGATTGAGCAAGAATAGTAGCTGTTGTTCCATTAACGTGGAGTAAATGAGTAGGTGAAGTTGTTCCGATACCAACGTTGCCACCTGATGGATTTATTGCAGTATTGGCGTATGCACCACCTGTAAAGGTTTCAATAATGCCTCTTGTTCCATCATGCCTTGACCTTAATAAAGTATTGGTACTTGACCAAACATCAAAAACACCTGCTACTTGTAATTTTGTTCCTGGTTGAGATGTAGTAGTACCTACTAACAGGTTACCTGATGAGTCTATTCTCATGCGTTCTACATTATCAGTTCCAAAGTTTAAAAAACTATTAGACCTATTAAATAATCCTACGCCTGAACCTGCATATAGCTCTAGTGTATTTCCTGAAGTTGCATCTAACCATATTCTTGCATCTGTAGTATCTGCAACATGCAAATCAGCTAATGCATTTGGCGAAGTTGTGCCGATTCCAATATTTCCATCTCCCCTAATATACATTAACGAATTGCCTGATTTGTCAGTAAAGGATGCAGTATAATTTCCTGAGTCATCTCCTGCTGCTACTGATATACCATAAGAGCCTGAACTATGTGTATTTGCAAATCTTGCAGCTAGTTGTCCTGTTGTTGGTGTAGTAACATCAAGTTTTGCTCCTGATGGTGTTTTCCCTATGCCAACATTACCTGATGAGTCTATTCTAGCTCTTTCAACTGTTCCTGAAGTGTTAGATGCTAAAAATCTAAAGTTTTCATAAAGTGATGAGTTATTTCTATGTTGTGTTAAATATCCACCAGAGCTGTCTTGTCCAAAAATACCATACTGAGTAGTGTTATCTGTTCTAATTACTTTTAAAGTTCCAACATTAGCTGTTCCTGAAAGGTAGAGGTCTTTGAATCTATTTGCAGATGAGCTAAAACCTAAGTCTACTGAGTTATCAGTCTGTGGGTAGAACTTATTTGTATCTAAGTTAAGTAGAGCTGCATTACTTGCACCTAATTGTAGGTTAGCATTTGTACCAATAATGGTCATTTTATTAGAACTGCCTACACCAATGCTTCCAATGGTTGTTCCATCTTTTCTAAATAAAGCAATGTCTCCGTTACTTGAGTTTCTAGATAGGTTGATAGGTGCTTCGTTAGCACGAGAAGCAAAAACCCCAAGAGAGGCAGATAAAGATACACCTGCATCTGTATTACTTATGCCTGGAATAATATTAGTAGTACCCACCAAGAATCGTCCTGACGCATCAAAACGCCCAACTTCTGTATTTTGCGTAAAGAATTTTAGATTTGAACTTAAAGATACGGCTACAATATCTAAATCATCCCTATCACTTGCGTTAAGTTCAATTCTACCTCTTGTAGTTCCTGCATCAGTTAGGTAGATATTATCTTCTGCTGATATAGCTCCTGTAGATGTAACACCACCAACATTAGCTGTTCCTGAAAGGTAGAGGTCTTTGAAGCGATATGATGCAGAGCCTAAGTCATGTGCCCCGTCTATCCTTGTAGCACCACGCGTAGGCTCAATGCTTCCATTAAACATGAAACCGCCCAATGTACCTGCACCACTCACATAGAAAGTACCCCCGTAAGTACCAATACTTCCTTTCAAAGAGCTATCTTTGTAGAACGCTAAGATACTGCCATCACTTGATAAACGATTGAGGTAAAGTGCTGTGTTTCCATCTTTTACAAAATGCCCACCCCCAACAAGATTACTACCTTGAGTCCCAAAATCTCCACTCGTTTTACCAACTAGAAACAGACCACTACTATCAAACCTAGCTCTTTCAGAACCTGCTGTACCTATAAGTAAAGCATCGCTAGTGTGATTGTATTCCAAATAACCTCTATACCCTGCTGTACCGCCTGTACCATCTGCAAACATAACAGAACTAGAACTTGTTGTATCACTAGCAACAATAGAAATACCTGAGTTACCTGAAGCTGAATTTACAACTAAATTTCTACCTCTTGAATTATATGAACTTGGCGAAGTTGTACCCAAACCTAATCTCTCAGCACTAGCATCCCAAAATAAACCTTGAGTTGAGCCTGTGTCGTCATAGAAGGATATGTCTCCGCCTGAGTTAATTGCTAATCTTTGAACATTATTTGTATATAAAATATGGTCATTATCAGAATAATAACGAATACCACCATAGTCTGCACCACCTGCTATTCTTCTTGTGTTTGATGCACCTAATTGCATTATTCCATTCGTGCCATCACTTACTGTTAAAGAGTCAGTTACAGTTGTGCCTGTTACGTCTATGCCTGTGCTAGTGGTTGCGATTTTTGGTGAACCATTATTGTATAGGGTTACTGCACCACCATTGATAGCTTGTAAATAATTTTGTGTGCCATTTGGAATCTGCATTTCAATATTGGCTGCTTGGATTTTTAAGTTACCTGTGCCTGTTTCTTTTATGACACTATGGTTGTTTCCAGACTCATGGTAAATTTGTAAATCTGCATCAGCACCAAACTCTACCTTTTGACTGTCTGGAATTCTTATAGTGTGTGAAAAATCAAAATTATCAAAATTAGTATTCCAAAGAATAGTCGCATCATTACCTACACTTACAGCATCTTGAATGGTAATACCTGCACCATTAGCTGAAGCAGATGAATCACCTGTTGAATAGTTTAGGGTAATGTTTTTGTCTTTTACGTTTAGATCATCTGTGTTTACAGTTGTTGTAGTGCCTTGTACTGTTAGATCCCCAGTAACAACCAAGTTGGCCATTTGTGAATTGCCAGTAGAGGTAATTGCACCAGAGTTGATAGTACCTAAAGTGACATCATCACTATTTTCTATTTTTGTGCCTAGTTGTGTTTGTATGCTACCTGTTACACCATCTACATAATTTAATTCAGTAGCAGTTGCGGTAATTGCTGTACCTCCTAAAGAAAATGTACCAGTGACATTTAGCGTTCCACCAACTGCTAAAGTTTTTCCTGATCCAACATTAAGACCAATGCTACTACCAGTACCATCTGCTTTAAAAATTGCATCAAGAGAGTCTAAGTCAGCGTTAAGCGAAATACCCCAGGTATCCTCTGCTGCACCTGGTTCTGGTTTTGTTAAGTTTAGATTGGTTGTATATGTATCTGCCATTTAAGCTGCCTCTTGTTTATCAAGTGTTTCCCAGTTCGTAGATGGATTGGTTGCGTCTGTCCAAGTATTGCTAGGAGCTGTATTTTCTGTCCATGTTGCTGATGATACAACTATCTCTTGCCAATTCTCACTACCAACAACTTGGTCTGTCCAGTCTTCGCCTGGAACTATTATGTCTTCCCATTTTAAACCACCGACTGCATTAAAGCCACTTGTTTGGTTGATGGTGGCTTCCATCTTCTTAAATACTTCAGACTGTGCAGATACGTTAGATACTGCTGCGATAGTAACTTTACCTAGGTCTGTGTCTTTTGCTATCGCTATAACATTAGATGTTGCAGCTATAGTTGCACTTCCTAGTTCGGTATCTCTGCCTACCGCATCAAAGTCTGATACAGCTTGGATAGTTGCTTGTAACTGTTCAGCATCCCTAGCGATTGCTGTAACATTTGATACTGCTGCAATAGTTGCTTTTAGTTCTTCAGCATCTCTAGCAATCGCAGTAACACTTGATACTGCTGATATGGTTGCAATACCACCACGCTTTCTACTACCAATACTTGTAAAGTTAGTAACTGATTGTATGGTTGCAGTCGCTATCTCTGTGTTAGCACCAACAGCTAAGAAGTTTGTGTTTGCCTGTATGGTTGCAGACTCTTGGAATAGTATTCTAGCAAATCCTGTTAAGTTAGAATTTGCCTGAATGGTTGCTACACCTGATACAGTATTTCTAGCGGTTGCGCCAGATGTTGCGGATACGGTTGCTTCAGCTTGAAAAGCTAAGTCGTTAAATTTTGACCTGGAATAATAGCCTTTGTTATAGCCTATACTGGCCATGACGTTAAGCTAATGTTACGTCTAAATCACCAGCG